TGTCTCCTATGGGGTGCGGCGGGCCGACGATCTGGCGGCGGTGGTGGCCTTCTTCGAGGCGAGGGGCGGTCGCCTTTATGGCTTCCGCTTCAAGGACTGGTCGGATTTCAAGTCCTGCGTGCCCTCGGCGGCGCGGGGCTTTGCCGACCAGCCCATCGGGACCGGCAGTGGGGCGAACCGGTTCTTCCAGCTTGCCAAGACCTACACCTCGGGCGCGCAATCCTGGACGCGGGCCATCGTCAAGCCGGTGGCCGGAACCGTCCGCGTGGCGCTGGGCGGCGTGGAGCAGCTGACCGGCTGGACCATCGACACGACGACCGGGATCGTCAACTTCACCTCGGCACCGGGATCGGGCGTCGCGGTGGCGGCGGGCTTCGAATTCGACGTGCCGGTCCGCTTCGACAGCGACTCCATGGACGTGAACCTCGACATCGAGCGCCTCGGCTCGATCACCTCGATTCCGCTGATGGAGATCAGACGATGAAGGCTTCAGCTTTTGCCGAGAATTGCCTCAATCTCTGCGATCCGGGCCGTGAGCGTCATCGGCGCGACCACGGACCCGGTGAAACCGCAGGCAAGATAGAAGTCGCGCGCCCTGTCGTTCAGGGCATGGACAAGAACGGCGGCGATCCCGACCTCTCGCGCGGCCGCCGAGATGCGAAGGAGCGCGTCGCGCAAAAGCGCCCGTCCGAGCCCTGCGCCCTGTTCGGAGACATCGATCGCCAGCCGACCCAGGACGATCACCGGGATCGGATCGGGCATGTTCTGCCTGAGCCTGCGCGGCACAAGGTCATGGCCGACCGATCCGGCGGCAAGTGCGTAGAAGCCGACCACCCGGTCGCCCCGGCACAGAACGTAGGTCCGCGACGCCCCCGAGACCTGATTGGTGCGTGCCTTGCGCACCAGCCAGGCATCAAGAGTGGAGGCTCCCGAGGTGAAGCCATCAAGCCGGTGGTGATCCGCCAGAAGTTCCGGTGGCCTGAGCGGCTTGGTGCCGGTCACGTCTCCCAAGGCGCGGGCGTCGCGAGAAGCGCGCGCAGCCGGGCGTTCGGCGCGAGAGGGGCATCCAGCTGCGCGAGGAACGCCCCGAAGCGGTCCGCGTCGAGGCGGAAGTGCGACCGATCCAGCAGCGTGTCCTCGGCTGCCTGCCGCGAGGCATCCAGCATGAATTCCGAGCGGTTCTTCCCGAGAGACTCGGCGGCACGGTCGATCAGATCGCGGTCCCTTGGCGGGACCCGCAGATTGATCAGCAACCGGCGCGCGGCCTCATCCTTGCGATGTGCGGCAACCATGATGGCACCTCCTGTCTGACTTCAATCGCAACTGTAAAGACGAACGCTTTACAAATCAATCCCGGACCATCGGAAAGATGGGACCGAAAGGAAAAGGTCCGTTCCTGTGAAATCTCTCCCTCTCGCCCTGCAGGCGCATCTGGACGACGGCACGACCACGCTTGCGTGGTGCTGGCGGATCACGCGCGCCGACGGACTCGTCCTCGGCTTCACTGATCACGACCGCACCCTGTCGTTCCTCGGCACCAGTTTCGAGCCCGACAGCGGGCTGATCGCCTCGGAAGTCCGCTCGGGCTCGGACCTGTCCGTCGACGCGCAGGACGCGGAGGGCGTGCTGATGTCGGGCCGGATCACCGAGACCGACATCATCGACGGGCGCTGGGACAACGCCAATGTCGAGGCCTGGCGGGTCAACTGGGCCGACACGGCGCAGCGCGTGCTGATGCGGCAGGGCAACGTCGGCCAGATCAGACGCGGGCGGATGGCCTTCGTTGCCGAGGTGCGCAGCATGGCGCACGCGCTCGGGCAGACCGTGGGCCGGACGTTTCAGGCGGCCTGCGATGCGGCCCTTGGCGATGCGCGCTGCGGCGTCAACCTGGAGGCGGCGGGCTACAAGGGCGCCGGGGCGGTGATCACCCTGCTGCGCGACCGGGCCTTCCTTGCCTCCGGCCTCGGCGGCTTCGCCGACAACCTCTTCAGTTTCGGCACCGTCGAATGGACCAGCGGGCCGAATGCCGGGCGGCGGACCGAGATCATGATCCACGAGAAGGCGGGCAGCGACGTGCGGATCACCCTGCTGGGCGAGCCGGTCCGTGCCATCGCCATCGGGCACGCTTTCACAATCCGGGCCGGATGCGACAAGCGGATCGACACCTGCGCCGCCAAGTTCGGCAACGCCGTGAACTTCCGGGGCTTCCCGAACATCCCGGGGCAGGACTCGGTCCTGCGCTATGCCGTCCGCGACGCCGGTCACGACGGTAGCGTGCTCTGATGCCCGCCGATCCGTCCCGCGTGATCGCTGCCGCGCGCGGCTGGCTTGGCACGCCCTACCACGATCAGGCCAGCGTCAAGGGTGCGGGCTGCGACTGCCTCGGGCTGGCGCGCGGGGTCTGGCGCGAGGTGGTCGGCCCCGAGCCTTTGCCGGTGCCCGCCTACAGCCGGGACTGGGGCGAGGCCGGGCCTTTCGAGGTGCTGGCGGACGGCGCGGGGCGCTGGATGCACCTGGTGCCAGTGGCCGAGGCCGGGCCAGGGGCGCTGGTGCTCTTCCGGATGCGGCGCGGGGCCATCGTGAAGCACATCGGCATCCTGACCAGTGAACGTTCGTTCATACATGCCTACGAAGGCCTCGGCGTGGTCGAGGAACCGCTCACCCCGGCCTGGGCGCGGCGCATCGCCTTGGCCTTCCTCTTTCCTGCACATTCGGAGATCCTCTGACATGGCGACCCTTGTCCTCGGTGCTGTCGGCTCCGCGCTGGGCGCGGGCTTTGGCGGCACCATCCTCGGGCTGTCCGGGGCCGCCATCGGGGGTCTGGTCGGCTCCTCGATCGGCTCGGTTGTCGACAGCTATCTGCTGGCGTCGCTCACGCCCGGCCAGCGCATCGAGGGCGCGCGCCTGGACGGTCTGCGGATCACCTCCGCGACCGAGGGCACGGTCCTGCCCCGTCTGTTCGGGAGAATGCGCCTCGGGGGCAACATCATCTGGGCCACCGATTTCCGCGAGGAGATCGTGACGACCGAGACCCAGGGCGGGGGCGGCAAGGGCGGTCGTCGGCGCGGGCCGACGGTCACGACGACCGAGTATCTCTATTCGTCGTCCTTCGCCGTGGCGCTCTGCGAGGGACCAATTACAGGGATCGGGCGCATCTGGGCCGACGGTGCGCCGATGGACATGTCGGGCGTTGTCTGGCGCTGGTATCCCGGCAGCGACACGCAAGGCCCCGACCCGCTGATCGCGGCCCGCATGGGGGCCGCCGTCACGCCCGCCTATCGCGGCACCGCCTATGTGGTCTTCGAAGATCTGGCCTTGGAACGCTACGGCAACCGGCTGCCGCAGCTGTCCTTCGAGGTGTTCCGCCCGCTGGCCGAGGCCGACACCGCCGAGGGGCTGGTCGGTGCGGTGACACTGATCCCGGCCTCGGGCGAGGCTGCCTATGCGACAAGCCTGATCCGGCGGGACGGAGCGGGCGCGGAGAACTGCAACGCGCTGGCCGACGTGCCGGACCTTGACGTCTCGCTGGATCGCCTCTCCGCACTGGCACCGGCGGTGCAAAGCGTTTCGCTGGTCTCGGCCTGGTTCGGCGATGATCTGCGGGTGGGCGTCTGCACGGTCAAGCCGAAGGTCGAGGTGGCGGCAAAGACGACGACACCGGCATGGTCCGTCGGCGGCCTGCCGCGCTCGTCCTACGGGGTGGTGAGCCAGATCGACGGTCGGCCCGTCTATGGCGGCACGCCTTCGGATGCGAGCATCGTTGAGGCCATTCAGGAGCTGCGGGCACGGGGCAAGCGGGTGACCTTTTATCCGTTCGTGATGATGGACGTGCCCCCAGGCAATACCCTGCCGAACCCCTACAGCGCCAGCGCCGCCGGAGCCGGTCAGAGCGTGTTCCCGTGGCGCGGTCGGATCACCTGCTCGCCTGCGGCAGGATTTACAGGATCGCCGGACAAGACGGCAGCGGCAGCGACGCAAGTCGCGGCCTTTTTTGGGGCGGCGCTGCGGACGCAGTTTTCGGTCAGTGGCACGACGGTCACCTTCACCGGCGCGGCAAGCGACTGGGGTCTGCGCCGGATGATCCTGCATTATGCCCACCTCTGCGCCGCGGCGGGCGGGGTCGATGCCTTCCTGATCGGCACCGAGATGCGCGGTCTGACCCAGATCAGAAGCGCTGCCGGCACCTACCCGGCGGTCGCGGCCTTCCAGACGCTGGCGGCGGACATCCGCGCGATCCTCGGGCCCGCTACCCGCATCAGCTATGCCGCCGACTGGTCGGAATACTTCGGCCATCAGCCGCAGGACGGCAGCAACGACGTCTGGTTCCACCTCGACCCGCTCTGGGCCGACGCGAACATCAACTTCGTGGGAATCGACAACTACATGCCCCTCTCGGACTGGCGCGACGGCGACCAGCACCTCGACGCGCTCGCCTGGCCGGATATCCACGACCGCGCCTATCTGCAGGCCAACATCGCGGGGGGCGAGGGCTTCGATTGGTTCTACGCCTCCGACGCGGCCCGGGCCGCGCAGACCCGCACCACGATTACCGACGCGGGCTTCGGCAAGCCCTGGGTCTTCCGCACCAAGGATATCCGCAGCTGGTGGAGCAACCCGCACTATAACCGCCCGGGCGGCACCGAGAGCGGATCGCCGACCGGCTGGGTGCCGCAATCGAAACCGATCTGGTTCACCGAGATCGGCTGCCCGGCCATCGACCGGGGATCGAACCAGCCGAACGTCTTCGTTGATCCGAAGTCGTCTGAGTCCTTCGCGCCGCACTTCTCGCGTGGCTGGCGCGACGACGGGGTCCAGCGGGCCTATCTCGAGGCAAGCTGGCTGTTCTGGGGCAACGGGGCCAACAACCCGACCTCGGGCGTTTACGGCGCGCCTATGCTGAATCTGGCGGAATGCGCCGCCTGGACCTGGGATGCCCGGCCCTATCCCTTCTTCCCGGCTCTGTCGAATATCTGGGCGGATGGGGCCAACTGGCGGCTCGGCCATTGGCTCACCGGACGGCTCGGCGCAGTGTCGCTAGCCGCACTGGTCCGCACACTCTGCACCCGGGCGGGCCTGTCCGCCGCGCGCATCGATGTCTCGGGCCTCTGGGGCGCGGTCGAGGGCTATGTGATCTCTGCGCTGGAAAGCCCGCGCACCTCGATCGATGTGCTGGCGCGCCACTTCGGCTTCGACGCGGTCGAGAGCGAAGGCAAGCTTCGCTTCGTCATGCGGGGCCGCGCGCCGGTCCTGTCGATCACGCCCGACGGCATGGTGGCGGGCGACGGGGGTCTTGGTGATGGGGGGAAAGGCGAGCCGCTGGAAATCGTCCGCGCGCAGGAATCCGAACTGCCGCAGGCCCTGAAATGGACCATCGCCCGCGCCGACGAGGACTATGACGCCGCCATCGTGGAGGCCCGCCGGATCACGGTCGACAGCACCCGGATCGCCGCCGAGGCTTTCGCGATTGCCGTGCCGCCCGAGGAGGCCGAACGCCGCTGCCGCCGCGCGCTGGTCGAGGCCTGGGTCGGGCGCGAGACGGCGACCTTCCGGCTGCCGCCGTCGCGGCTGGCGCTCGACCCCTGCGATGTGGTCGGCCTTGTGATCGACGGGCGGACGCTGCAGATGCGGATCGCGCAGACTGCGGACGCGGACGCCCGGACGCTGGAAACGGTCCGGCAGGACCGCGAGGCCTATGATCTGCCACCGGGCGAGCCGCGCCTCGCATCCATCGCGCGCCCGGTGGTCTTCGGCCAGCCTGTGGTCGAATTCATGGACCTGCCGCAGCTTCGCGAGGACGTGCCGGCCCATCGCCCGTATCTCGCGGCCGATGCGGCCCCGTGGCCGGGCGCGCTGGGCGTCTGGCGCAGCCCGGCGCTGGACAGTTTCAGCTTTCTGACCGGCGTCGACGGGCGCGCGCGGATGGGCAGGCTTGCCTCCGCGCTTTATCCCGGCCCGGTGAGCCTCTTCGATCTGGGCAACTCGGTGCTGGTCGATCTTGCCTATGGGATGCTCGGCAGTGTGACCGACCTCGATGTACTGGGTGGCGCGAACGCCTTCGCCCTGGAAAGCGCGCCGGGCGTCTGGGAAATCCTGCAGGCCGCGACCGCCGAGCTTGTCTCGCCGGGCCGCTACAAGCTCTCGCGCCTTCTGCGCGGGCAGCGCGGCACGGAAGGAGCGATGGTCAACCCCGCGCCTGTCGGGGCGCGGATCGTGGCGCTGGACGATCTGATCGTCCCGCTGCCCATCGCCGAGGCGGAGATCGGGCTGGCGTGGAACTGGCGTGTCGGCCCGGCCTCGCGCGGCGTCAGCGATCCGACCTACACCGCAGAGGCGTTCACCCCCGCCGGGCGCGGCCTCGTGCCCTTTGCGCCGGCGAACGTCGAGCAGCCGTGGCGCACCGGGCGGGTGCCGGGCGACCTGACCATCCGCTGGGTCCGGCGAAGCCGCGATCTGTCCGCAGACTCCTGGGAAATCGGCGAGCCGCCGCTGGCCGAGACTGCGGAGGCCTACGAGGTGGAAATCCGGGACGGCGCGACGCTCAAGCGCACGCTTGCCTCGGGCACGACCTCGGTCCTCTACAGCGCCGCCGCGCAGACCGCCGACTTCGGCGCGGCCCTGACGGCGGGCCAGTCGTTCACCGTCCGCATTTTTCAAGTTTCCGCCCGGCTCGGGCGGGGCACACCCGCGATCGTCACCCTGTTTACCTGAGGGGCCTCCCATGCCGAACCCGACCAGCAACCTCGCGCTGCCGCAAATTCTTTCCGCACAGGCGCAGAAACATGTCACGCACAACGACGCCCTGCGCCTGCTCGACGGGATGGTGCAGATTGGCGTCCTGAGCCGCGTTCTGACCGCGCCGCCGGGATCTCCGACGGAGGGCGACCGCTACATCGTGGCAAGTGGGGCGACCGGCCTCTGGGCGGGCTGGGACCTGAACGTCGCCTTCTGGACCGACGGGGCCTGGCTGCGCCTCGTGCCCCGGCGGGGATGGGTGGCCTGGAGCGTGGCGGACGCAGGCCTTTACGTCTGGAACGGCACGTCCTGGACGCCGGTCGTCGGCGGCGTATCGGATGGCGACAAGGGCGATATCGTCGTGTCGGGCGGCGGATCGGTCTGGACTCTCGACCCGGCGGCGAACGCGGTCCTGAACTGGCTTGGCCTCGGCGGGGCAGCCCCGGACGCCACCAACCGACTGTCGGTCAACGCGCCTGCAGCCCTGTTCAACAACGCCGGCACGTCCTTCCAGATGGTGCTGAACAAGAACAGCGCAAGCAATGACGCCCTGCTGGTGTTCCAGACCGGCTTCAGCACGCGGGCGATCTTCGGCACGGGCGGATCGGACGACTTCACGCTCAAGGTCAGCCCGAACGGATCGACCTTCTACGACGCGGTGATCGCGGATCGCAATTCCGGCCGGGTGCGCTTCCCGGTGGGCGTGGCGCTCGACCCGCTGGCGGCTGATCCCGGCACGCCTGCGGACGGCTGGCTCTGGTTCAACAGTGCCTCTGGCCAGATGCGCGCGCGGCTCGGCGGGATCACCCGGTCCTTGGCGGACGAGGATATCCCCTGGCTTTCACCGGTCGCGGGTGACTTCCTGCTCACCACGACCGGCGCGGGTGGGGCGGCACCCGGCACGCTTGCGGGCGTGGCGAACCAGTTCGACCTGTTCCCCTTCAGCCCGCGCGCCGACGTGACGCTCGACCGGCTTGCGATCAACTGCACCGGGGCAGTCGCTTCGGCCCTGGCAAAGATCGCGGTATATAGATCTGACGCGAACGGGCGCCCCGATCAGCGCCTGACCGAAACCGGCGATCTCGACTGTTCGACCATCGGAGCAAAACTCGCGACGGTGTCGCTGACCCTGCGGCGGGGCACGGTCTACTGGATTGGTGTCCGGCATAATTCCACCGCCACGCTCTCCGCCTGGGCTGCTACCGCGACCCCGGACATCAACGGCGGGGCCATTGCGACGACCGCCCGCAAGGTGCTGCGCCGGACCCTGGCCTATGCGAGTGCCGCGCCCACCAGCTGGGCCTTCGTCTCAAGCGAAATCAATGCCGGACCCGCGACCGCCGTCTGGCTGCGTGCGGCATGATGATCAGCCCCATCCCTTCCCGAAGGAGCCCCACATGACCGAACGCCCCGATCTGATCAACTGGCTCTGGACCGAGCCGGGCAAGGCCGCCCTCGCCGGAGCGCTGGGTGGCATCGTCCGCTGGGTCACACTGCGCGAACACTGGCGGGACGGCGTGCTGTCCCTCCTCGTGGGCTCCATCTGCGCCGTCTATCTCGGCCCGCTCGTCGCCCCGATCCTCGAGCCGGTGATCGGCAAGCTGGCCCCGGGCGGCGACAGCGCCGGGTTCTCGAGCTTCGTCGTCGGCATCGGCGGCATGTCGATCTCCGGCCTGATCATCGACATCTTCCGCGCCCGGCGGGCCGATACTGCCAGAACCCACCCCAGCCTCACCGATACCGACCGGAAGGACGATGATGCGCAGCCGTGACCTGCCCAGCCTGTTGCGCCGCGAGGGGCGGGTCTGGCTCGTCGCCCTCGCCTGCGGCGTGGTGCTGTTCCTGATCTTCTGAACTGCCCACCCGCATCCCGTTCTGCAACGCGCCCGCCCTTCGGCGAGCTTTTCTTTGGAGACCAAACATGACCGGACCCCCGATGATCCTCCAGGGCGCCGCCCGATATCCCGTGCGCGAAATCATCTTGCATTGCAGCGCTACCCGGCCGGAATGGATGGGCAACGCGCTCCTCTCCGCGAAGCTCGCGGAAATCCGGCGCTGGCACATGCAAGGTCGCGGCTGGCGCACCATAGGCTATCACTGGCTGATCGACTTCGACGGCCAGCGGGCCCCCGGTCGACCCGAGACCGACATCGGCGCGCATGTCGTGGACCACAATCGCGGCACCATCGGCATCTGCCTGATCGGTGGGCACGGGGCCGATGCCGACGATACGTTCGCCGACCACTTCACCTCGGCGCAGGCCCGGTCCCTGCGCGCCCTGATCGCCGATATCCGGGGCCGGACGCAGATCGCCAAGGTCACCGGCCACAACACCTATGCCGCGAAAGCCTGCCCGGGCTTCCGTGTCGCAGGCTGGATTTAGTCCGCGCACCACCCCCCGCCCCTCCGTGACCCAACCCAAACCGGCGGCGCGGTGCCGCCGGGCATGGCGCACTTGCGCCCCGAAAGGAGACTTCGATGCTGTCCATAATCGACGGATACAAGACCTACCTCGTGATGGCCGCCCTGCTGCTTGTCGTGCTGCTGGAAAAGGGCTTCGGCCTCGACGTGCCCGGCGTGGCCCTCGGCGATGACTGGATGCTGGTGGTGATGAACGCCATCGGCCTCGGCACCCTTCGCCACGGCATCCAGAAAAGTGGGCTCTGACCGGCCCGCAGTCACCTCCGCTCCGCAACGCAATGCCCCCTCGGTTCCGCCGAGGGGGCGTTGCGCATGCGGCCCCCCAAACATCGAGGCCCGGCATGATCAAGCCCTTCACCTATCTCAGCGTCTGCAGCGGGATCGAGGCGGCCTCGGTCGCCTGGGAACCCCTGGGATGGAAACCGGCAGCCTTCGCCGAGATCGACCCCTTCGCCTGCCATGTGCTGGCACACCGCCATCGCGCCACCCGGGCCCAGTTCATGCCATTGCCGGAGGCCGCACCCGGTTTTGTCGACCGTCGCAAGCGGATGGCCGCGATCAAGGCGGTGGCCGGACTCCCCGAGCCGGACACCGCAAACCTCACCCCGAACTTCGGCGATCTCGAAGCTTACAGGACCTGGCCCGATGCAGCTTTCGATCTTCTCGTTGGTGGAACCCCCTGCCAGTCCTTCAGCGTCGCGGGATTGCGACAGGGACTGGACGATCCGCGCGGCAACCTGGCCCTCGTCTATCTGGGCGTGGCTGACCGATACCGGCCCCGTTGGCTGGTGTGGGAGAACGTCCCCGGTGTCCTGTCATCGGGCAAGGGACGGGATTTTGGTGCCTTCCTCGGGGGTCTGGGCGAACTCGGGTATGGCTGGGCCTACCGAGTGCTGGATGCTCAATACGTGCGAACATGCCGCTTTCCCGGCGCCGTTCCCCAGCGACGGCGACGTGTGTTCGTTGTCGGATATCTTGGAGACTGGCGCCCTGCCGCGGCGGTTCTTTTTGACGCCGAAAGCCTGCGCGGGAATCCTCCGCCGGGCCGTCGGTCGCGGCAAGACGCTGCCCCCACCCTTGCAGCGCGCCCTTCAGGCGGTGGCGGGCTTGGCACCGACTTTGATCTCGACGGTGGCCTGATCCCGGCGGTGTCCAGCGCGCTGGCGGCCCGGGATGCGAAGATGCCGAGGGCGGAAGACAATGTCGGGATCATCGCGGTGGCGCATTCTCTGCGCGCGGGCGGGTTCGATGCAAGCGAAGACGGCACCGGACGCGGCACGCCGCTGGTGCCGATCGCCTTCTCGGCCAAGGATTACGGCTCCGATGCGGGAGACACGGCCCCAACCCTGCGGGCGATGAACAGTGCCGCAAGCCATGCCAACGGCGGCGGCCAGATCGCCATCGCCATTCAGGAACGCGCCGTAAGCGAAAACCCCGCCAGCGGGCCGGACGGGGCCGGGTTCCGGCAGGATGGTGCCGCATATACGCTTGAGGCCCGGACGGTCCCGCAGGCAGTCGCCTTCGATCTGCGTGGCCGCGACGGCGGCGCTATGCCGGAAGGGCCGCACGA